ATGGGTCTCGGAAGTCAGATCAGGCAGCAACTGGCCGCAGCAGCCTTGAAGCGACAGATGGAGCGATTGTCCAACGACGGCGATATAGCGGGGAGCGCTGGCGCGCAGAACACGCAACGTCGCGGGACATGGAGCCCACGCGCCGGCTTTGAGGCGATGCCGCTTTATCAGCAGGTCGAACTCATGCGACAAGCGGGCCACAAGCTCGGCGTCAAGTCGCCGTTCTTCCGGGTGCATGACGGTGTGGCGGGCGCCACCACCGTCATCGGCGGACGCGAGTACATCAATTTCGCGAACTACAACTATCTGGGCATGGCTTCGGATCCGGACGTGGCGGCGCACGCCAAGGCGGCGATCGACCGCTACGGCACATCGGCCTCGGCGAGTCGCATGGTGGCAGGCGAGCGTCCGGTTCAGCGCGAACTGGAGCAGGCGCTCGCGGCGCTGTATGGAACCGACGACTGCGTGGCCTTCGTCAGCGGGCATGCAACGAATGTCACCGTGATCGGCGCCTTGTTCGGTCACGGCGATCTGATTCTTCACGACACCCTGGCCCACAACAGCATCGTTCAGGGCGCGCAGTTGAGCGGCGCGAAGCGCCTTGCGTTTCCGCATAACGACTGGGCTGCGCTGGACGAATTGCTGTCGCGCGTGCGCCACGAGTACCGCAACGTGCTCGTGGCGATCGAAGGCTTGTACAGCATGGACGGCGACTTTCCTGACTTGCCGCGCTTCGTGGAACTGCGGCGGCGTCACGGCTGCTTTCTGCTGGTCGATGAGGCGCACTCGTTCGGCGTGCTGGGTGCGCAGGGAGCGGGCATCCGCGAGCACTTCGGGCTCGCGCCCGACGACGTGGACATCTGGATGGGCACGATGAGCAAAACGCTGGCGGGCTGCGGCGGCTTCATCGCCGGATGTCAACCGATGATCGATATGCTTCGCCATCTCGCACCGGGCTTTCTATATAGCGTCGGGCTTGCGCCATCGCTTGCGGCCGGATCCCTGGCGGCGCTGCGGAAGATGCTCGCCGAACCCGAACGTGTCGCGGCGCTGCGCGAGCGCGGGCGACAGTTCCTGCACGCGGCGCGAGCGGCGGGCTTCGATACGGGCACGAGTGCGGGCTATGCGGTGGTGCCTGTCATCACGGGAAGTTCGGTGAAGGCGGCGCAATGGGCGAACGCGCTGTTTGAAGAGGGGATCAATGTGCAGCCGATCTTCTATCCGGCTGTGGAGGAGCGAGCCGCCCGGCTTCGATTCTTCATCTGCTCGACGCATCAACCGGAGCAGATCACGCGGACCATCGCTGCGCTCGAGAGAATCGCCCGCCAATGAATTCCGTCAACGAAGCCGGTCACATGGTCTCAAGCGCTGCGCTGCGCTTTCGTCGTGCGCAGATCAACGACGCTGCGCAGTGCGCGCCGCTCATACACGCGTCGGGGGAGGGCGAGTTCGCCTACTTCCTTGGTGTGTCGCCCCACGATTGCATTGCGTTCATCGAGTCGGCCTTTCGGTCCTCGAAGGGGCGCTTTTCATGGTGTCGACATTATGTCGCCGTCGATGACGGCGGTGCGGTCCTTTCGATCCTCGCGTCGCACGACGGACGAAGGATCTGGTGCGACGATCTGCACATTGCGTGGAGGCTCATGCGGTCGTTCGGTCCGAGACGCACAACAGGCATGCTGCTCAGAGGACTTGTGCTCGAGCGAGAGCTGCCGAAGCCCGCGCGCAATCAGACGCTGATGGCGCATTGCGCTACGGCGGGTTGGGCGAGGAGTCGAGGCATTTTTTCTGCGTTATTCCAGCACGCACTGGAATCTGATTTTTTCAATCTTGCCGGCGGCACGCGACGACTCGTGCTGGACGTGCTTGCGAGCAACCGCCTGGCGAGATTGCTCTATGAGCGTCAGGGATTTGTCGCGGCGTCGGCGGAACGAAGTACGTCTGACCGGCTTCCGAGAGCGTTGCGATCGACTCGCATGGCGTTGTTCGATGAACGGCCCGACGCGCAGTAACTCCGAGGCGCAGTAGCGTGATGTATTCGGAGCACGAGCTGGACAAACGGAAAGAAGAAACCGCGTGGTGCCGCTAACCAGAGGGTAACGGTTGACCAGAAAAAGAAAAAGGACTTGCGGTCCATAGACCGTAAGTCCTTGATTTATTTGGTCGGGGCGAGAGGATTTGAACCTCCGACCACCTGCACCCCATGCAGCAACGTTCAGACCATTTAAATCTTTACGCTCAATGAGTTGCAAACCAGCTTTCTAAGGAAATGCTCAAGAAACGAGCAAGCTCTGGCGCGGCTCTGCCGCCAGTCAGCCACAAAATATTAGAAAAAATTTCAGGCGGATTTTACAGCGGGAATCGTCAGACGGATAGTCGAAACGGGCACTTCGCGCTGCTTGATGTAGCCGGCGGTGGTCGACCGATCGGTGTGCGCAGCGGCGGCCTGAAGGGCGTCGATGTCGTACCCAGCCTTCTTCGCGTCGGTGAGCGCTTTCGCGCGGATGTCCTTGATCGTGTACGGCGCCTTCCCGAGCCCGACGCGCTCCATCGCGCCTTCCCAGGCGTCGCGCACGGACTGATCGCTCTTCGCATTGCCTCGCTTGTCGCGGATCACGTACGTCTGCCCGAACGCAGGATCGAGCAGCTTCGCGCGCTGGAGCACGGCGTCGATCTCGGGCGTGATCGGCCAGTCGACCATCTCGCCGCTCGAGTCCTCTGTCTTTGACGGCACGAAGTGAATCACGCCGTTCTCGCGGTCGACGTAGCTGCACCCGAACGGATCTGTCTCGTCGACGGACCATAGGAGGTTGCGGATTTCGGTGGAGCGCTGCGCGGTGAGATAGCAGAGGTCGATGAAGCACTGCATCATCGGGCCAGTTGGCACAGCGGCGCGCTTGCCGGTGTTCGGATGCGGCTTCGAGAGCATCAGCGCGTCGCGGATCGCGAGAAACGCGGCGTCGGGGATATACACCTTCCGCGTCTTTGGCTTCTTCACCTCGACCTCACGGCAGGGATTCACCTCGATCTCGCGCTTGCGCACGGCCCAGCCGCAAAACTTCGAGAGCCACGCCTTCATCGCGCGCTGCGTCGGCAGCTTGTCCGGCCAGTTCGTCGTCAAGAAGTCTTCGACGGCGGCCGCGTCGAGCTGCTGCACGTCCCAGTCGCGGAAGTAGCTGCGCACGCCTTCGCCGCGGCGCGTCCACTCGTCGCGGAACGTCTTGGCGTACTTGCTTGCTGCCTTGTCCATGTACTCACCGACGAGGCGCGGCATGTTGCCCGAGCCGATGGACGGCTCGAACTTGCGCTTCTCTTCGATGAGTCGCTCCAGCATGCGGCGCTCGCCTTCGTCGGCGCGGCAGAGCTTCTTCCACGTGTTGTCTTTGCGCACCCAGTAGAACGAACCTGATTTCTCGTAGACACGATTCGGCAGGCCGTCGATGCGATCGCGGCGGCGCGCCATCACGCCGCAGCCTTAGTGCGCAGAGGATAAACGCGAGGCTTCGCAGCGGCGGCCGATACGTCACCGGCGAGGCCGACGCGCTTCGCGCTGAGCGCCTCGAACGTCTGCCACGTCATGACGATCGCGCCGTTGCCGTCTCGCGGCACGTCGACGCCAAACGTCGCCTTGAACCATTCTGCCTGCTTCGAATAGCGCGTCTTCCCGGTGACTCGCTTCAGATCCGCCAATTCCATGAGTCGGCTATGCATTTGGGCACTCCAGGTATTCGCGCGAGACGCGCAGGAAGTCGTTGATGTGTTGCGTCATGCTAGGATTCTTGAGGTTCTCTTCTGGAGTCGCGCCGTGTTTCATCCACTAAGCGTTCGCAATGCTGGCGGCGATGCCGGCGTCGATTTTTCCTTGAATCTCAAGGGCTATATGCAGGACTTCCGCATAAGTCGTGAAGCCCTTGAAGATCATTTCGGTTCAGGCGACTGGGTCGAGATCTTCCATGCGAACTCGACAAAAATCTGCCAGGTCGCAGAACGGAAGCCGGGAGTGCCGGCTAACGGGCGGATTCTGCTAGCGACCGCCGATTTCTGATCTCGAGCAAGCAAACGGAGCCCAGTCAGCGAGCGGTGTCGAGTACGCGAGCATGAGCGGGTGCAGTGGATCGCCGTGCTTCGAGAGCCCGAAAGTCTTGATTGGCTTTCCGCTCTCGCGGAGCAGGCCTTCGACCTCGTCGAAGCGATAGCGCAGCGCGCGCGGCACCTTGGTGCGTGGGCCCCAGCACGGCACGACGACGTCGGCGTGTTCGATGATGAGACCCAGATGCTTGTCGTTCTCCGGGCCGACTGGATCTCGCGCCGCGGCGAGCTGGCGCACGTCGGTCGCTCGGAATGCGAACAGATTGCCGACGACGAAGTGCGAGCCGCCGTAACGCGTCGTGAAGCCGCGCCACTTGCGCACGGTCGCGTCGTCCAGCGTTGCGTCTGCCGTCGACGGATTCACGCCGATGTACGCTACGCAGCGCGGCAACGGCGCGTTTTCGATGCGCCGCTCAAGCTGGTATCGATACGTCCCGCATTCGCTGAGAATGGCGCTCACGATTGCTTCTCCTTCTCGCTCACCGATGCGTCTCGGGCCGCCTCAAACGCTGCGCGCTTCACACTGACAACGAAGACGACGTTTTCCCATTCGCCCGTCGCGATGTCGCGCATGGAAACGCAGTCGGTACCAAATGAGACATCGACATACCCGCGGCGTTGCTTCGCGCCGGTGATGGAATCGTGAAGCACTTGGACGCCGACGTTATCGACGCCGACGCGCTGGATCAATTCGTCAAGCTTCATTGCGCGGCTCCTTTGCAATCGCGGCGTCGCGAAGAAGAACGATTTCCTTCTGCGCCTGGGCGCGCCATCCGTCGCCATGGGTGAGCACAAGCGTGACCAGCCAATGCAGCACGACGGCCTGCTCGTCTTCCGCTTTCGGCTTGATGTTGTCGCCGCCGGCGCGCATCGCATGAGCGATCGGCGCGCATTTGAAGCACGGCCAGCCGAGCACTTCGCGCAGGTCGTCGCTCAGGTCTTTCGGGTACGTCAGCGAGTTGCTCGCGGGCTCATCGATAAGCGTGTTCAGGCGCGCGATCAGCGCCATGTCCGCGTCGTAATCTGCCTGCGCCTCGATGTCGTCGCCCCAGTCGTTGCTGTCGGTGAAGGATGTATGGCTGGCGCGCAACTCCTCGGCGGCCAGCGAGATGCTGCGGATCGCGTCGGAAATGATCGAGCACTGTTCGTCTGTCATTTTCAATCTCAATTTGGATTCAGTTCATCAGAAGAGCTGCATCTGCGGCTTGATGGCCTGCTTGGCTGCCGTGCGCGCCGCGAGCCGCGCATTCATTTCCCGTTGGTGCGCGATGTGCGGCGGGACGTGTACAGGCAGCAAGCTGAGACGCCCGAACAGCATCCCGGGACGGAACGAGCCGGCATGCACAAGGGCGAAGCTCGGATCGATCCGGCAAAGCTCGGGCTGCCATGCGGGATAGCAGGCCTTCCAGTACTGCGTGAGGCGGTCCCGTTCAGCCAGCTTGTCGACTGGTGCGCGCCACGCCGCGCGCTGCTCACGGATGGCGCCGATCCGGTTCGCTGCTTCGAAGACGGTCTCGCCTGGCTGGAGCATCGTGGATTTGACGTCTCGGCGATTCATTGCGTCGCTCCGGTCTGGACGCATTCAAGGTCACGCGGCGTCACGAGGCGCGCACGGGCGGATACGTTGCCGCGAATGAAGGTGTTTTCGCGTGCGGTCTGTTCGGCGCCGTCTCGGCTTCGCGATCGGACGTACATCGTGTGCTTCTTCATCTCAAATCCGACGCGGCGGCTGATCTCGACGACCCAGATCTTCACGGGCCGCGTCGACCAGTAGGCGACGGGATCGAAGCCGCCGTCGAGCAATAGACGAAGCTCTTGCTGGTTCATGAGCCATGCTCCCTAAAGTTTTTGAAGCGCATGCCGAAAAAAATGGGCATGGAAAATTTTGAAATCGACCCGGCGAACGATCCGGCATATCAGATCATCGACGCGTACCTCGGACCGTCGAAAGCTATCCTCGGCACCCGCAACGCCATCCGAAAAGCGCGCGGTGAGCCTCCCTTCACCGACGACATCAACGCATTCGCTGAATGGTGCGAAGCCGGTGAGCCCGAGGACCCGGCGATGGAGCCAGTCCTTAAGCGCCTGATCCGCGACGGCTATACAAGCTGATCGATTCGGACTGGCGAATCAGCGCGAAGCCGTCGACCACATACGAAACCTTTCTGTTGGTATCGGCGGCTACCATCGCGGCGATTGCGTTGAGCAACTCGTGAACGAGCGTCGATGTCGGTGTCGCTGCAGCCTGATAGCGCTCCAGCGCGTGGAGCGCGTCGCGGCGCGCGGCTTGGCGGGTGTGTTGGACGATCAAGATCGCCCCGACGTGTGGGTGCTAGGATGCATCAGATTTGTGGAGACGGATATGAGGCGCCGACACACGATCTTGCTGCTCGCGCTATGCGCATCGGCCTGCACGACAGTTCAGGAGATCAAGCGCCCTAACGGGGTCATCGAATATCTCGTGGGATGCGGTGCGGGGACTGGATGGAACATCTGCTACAACAAGGCCAACGAGATCTGCCCGACCGGCTATAAGACGCTCAGCGAAGACGCGGGCTTCAACCGGAAAGAGCTTCGAATCGAGTGCCCGAAGCCGCAACCTGCTTCCTGACTGCCGCGGCGCGCGCCTGAGAGCAGCCAAGATGCTTTCTGATGTCGTTGACCGTCGCGCGGAGCTTGCCGGCGGCAATCGCCTCGATGACTCGGGCGACGTCGTCGGGCACTTCGATTACGACGGATTCGTCGGGCGGCGCGGGCCCGATGACTGGCGTCGCGACCGGCTCGGGAAGTGACTCGGTAACGACGTGACTCGTTACCGTTACTGGCGTGACTACCGCGCCCGCATTGGAATTCGGCGGATCGTCGTCGCGCAGTGCGAGCAGCCAGCAGAAGCAGGCGACTGCTTCGAGTACTGCCGCGAAGGCCAGTCCTGCGAGCAGATCGATGTTCCGTGCCGCTCCGGTTACTGGGTCACGTCGCGCCGCGTCGCGCGCCTCGGCTGCTCGGTCCGCCTCCGCCTGCTGCCGCTTCGCTGCGTCCAGTTCGGTGTCGAGTGCGTCGAGCCGCGCGGCGAGTGTCGTGCGCTCGATCCGCAGGGTGGGGCATTCACCGACGCATCGGCGCTCGGTCGCGCGCGCCAGTCGCGCCACGACTGCGGCGCGGTCACCGGCAATGACTGCCGCGCCACGACCGGTCGTCACGACTGCCGGGACCGCTGCGGCGCGGATCTCGCCCGCGTGCTGCTGAGCCAGAAGGAAAAAGACCGCGTGGCCGTAGCAGGTGGCTGCCATGCAGCCGATCCAGAGCAGGAAGCCGACAGCGCGGACGCGCCAGCCATACGGCCGCCAGAGGGCAGGGAGCAGATGAGCGGCGACGACGAGCACGACGCCGACCGCAATCCAGAGCACGCGCTCGGCGAGAAATCCGCCTCGCTGCCATCCCGCCATGACTGAGAGACACGCGGCAGTCACGGTCGCCGCGCTCGCGAGTAACGCCGGGGGCGCCCTCATCGAGGAAAGCCGTCGTGCGTCACGCCGTCGAGATGGCGAACGGCGGCTTTCTTGCCGAAGCGCCAGACGTCCGGGCCGTCGTCGTGGTGCATCTGCATGCTTTCGCTCGGCGTCACTGGGCGCATGTCCCACGAATCGGCCCACCACCATGCGGCTTGCTCGGTGCGCTTCATCGGGCCCGGTGCGTTTTCTCCCGGTGCCCACTCGCCCCACTGCTTGAACAGGAAGGGCACGTGCGCTTCTGCGCACTGGTCGCGCAGCGATCGCGCCCACGCGGGATGCATCGGGCGCGCGCCGGGGCCGCTTTCGCCGCCAGCAATAACCCAGTCGATTCCCGTGCCAGTTCCCTGACTGAAAAGAGCAACGCCGAGAGCGTCGCCATCGGGCATCCACACGTTTGTCAGATCGACCGGACCGAGCAACGGCTCCATCGAGAGGAACCGAACGCGCGCGGGCACTTCGAGCAGCTTCGGGATGTCGCGGTCGGCTTCGGCCTGGTTGACGATCGTCGCGCCGAGCCAGACGTTGTCTCGCCCCGCAAGCCAGTCGTGCGATCGGGTGCGCGCGACCATGTCGAAGACGTTGCCGATGCGCTTCGTGAGCAGAAGCCAATCGAGGTTCGGCGTGAGCTCGATCAGGTCGAACAGGTCGCGGCGCCATTCCTTCGGCACAGCGTTGTCAAAGACGTCGGCGAGCGACGCGCAGAAGACGCGCTGGCGGCGGCCGTGCTTCGCGAAGAACTCCGCGTGCGCATTGTTCCACTGGAGCGGCTTGCGCCAGTTGGCGAGCGACGTGCGGCGACGCGGCGCGCCAGGGCCCCAGTTGATTGCCGTGCCGCCCGCGAAGCGCGCGTTGCGCGTCTCGGCGTAGCAGTGGTCGCAGCCGGGCCCGATCTTCTGGCAGCCTTCCCATGTATTGAACGTGTGGTCCGTCCACTCGATCGTGCTGTTTTCACTCATGTTACGATTCCGCAAAATTTTTTGAGAGAGACATCGATGACTGCGAGCGACTGGGCAATCGTGACGGCCACACTCGTCGGGCCAATCCTCGCTGTGCAGGCCCAGAAATGGATCGAGCGTCGACAGGAAGCTTCAAACCGAAAGGCGTGGGTCTTCAATACGCTGATGGCGACCCGCGGAAACCGCCTCACGGTTGAACATGTGCGCGCGCTGAACATGATCGACTTGGCTTTCTACGGACCGGCACGCGGTGGCACGGCTCGTCGATCTAAGGCCGAGCAAGCAGTCTTGGATTCGTGGCGCGAATATCTCGACCATCTCTCGACGGAATTGCCGAAGGGAGATACGAGCGCATTCCTTGCTAGCCGCGAAGAGCTATTTATCAATTTGATTGCGTCGATGGCAACTGAGCGCCGATATGCCTTCGATCGGGTACTTCTTCGCAAAGGCGCATACATCCCGATTGCACACAATCAACTTGAGGAACGACAGTCCGCGGCTCTTGAAGGTGTCGCTCAAGTGTTCAGTGGACGAAGAGCAATCAAGATCACTCCCGTTCCTCCGGATCAGGCAATTTGATGGCTGACCATCTATTCATGCGCTCCAGGGCTAGACGGCCGGATTACGCGCCGGCCCGCGGGGTGGTTAGGGAAAGGGTTACTCGGGCGTGCCGAGCAGAATCTTGGTGGCAGTCTGTTCCTCGATCTGCGCCCAGATGGCGCGGAACGCGACTTCGAGAACCTTATGCGGGCGGATCAGCTCGTACCAGATCTTCAGCACGCCGTTCGCGACGCGATATTTAATGCGTGCCTCGATCGAATAGGGCGCGCCGTTCTCGAAGACCGGAATGCTCAGCGTGATCTGCGACGGCATCGCGATCTTGTTGCCGGTGGCATTGATGTCTTCCTTCCAGACGAAGTTCGTGCTGCCGTCCTGCAGGCGCGTCGCCGAAACGAAGTTGCCTTCCTTGCTGGCCTCGAAGTTGAGTGCCACGCTGAGCATCGTCGAGCCGTCCGGGTTCACGATGTCCGGCAAGTTGTCTTCGATCAGTTCCGCGAGCTCAAGCTGACTCATCGGCTGACGGTCCTTGCCGGTCCACGTCTTCCACTCGCGCGAGGCCGGAACCGGGAACTCGACGCGATACGCGCGCCAGTTCGCGCCGTCGTGCTCGTCCTGAAGCGTGCCGTATGCGCGGTGATCGTCGATCACGCCGAGAATGCGCGCCGGGTCGAGCGACGCATAGATCAGGCTCTCCGGACGCTTCTGGCGGTTGAAGTACTCGATGAAACTTGCCGCGTCGCGCAGCTTCACCGTGCCGCTTGCGCGCGCCGGGCTTTCGAACACCTGGTCGAGAACCTGCGTCTTGAAGCCTTCCGGCACGAGCAGGTACGGTTTGCCATCTGTGACGGGGCTCTTCTGAGGACCAGCCAGCGCCGAACCGGCCGCGAGGATGGCTGCAACGTCTTGTTCGCCGTGGAATTCGTTGATCATCTGTTCTTCTCGTTAGTTGGTGGATTGGCTGCTCAGCCGAACGAAACCGAGCGAGAGTTGGTGTCTGCCAGCGAGATGCCGGGCAGTTCGGTTTGTCGCTCGCTATGACGCGACAGGTTGTTTTCGACGGTCGGGAAGAAGACTTCAGCCGATTCCTTCTCGCGCGGCAGGGTGGCGACGACCTTGCCGGTCACTTCGAGCGCGTCCTGCACTTTTGCGAACGGCTTCACCTCGACAGTGATCGTTATCTTTCCGGCCTTGCCGGTGTCGCGCACCATCGCGACAAGCGTGTTCAATTCGTTCGTCGCCTCTTCGACGACCGCACCGCCGCGCAACTCCATCAGCGTTTGCGTGAAAGCCTTCTTCATCCGATCCTCCGATCGTGTTGGTGATTCGATAAGCCGCTTAACGGGCGGCATCCCCATTTCACAGTTGGCCCGAAGGCCCGCGAAGTGCCCGTTTAACCGCCGGGCGAGGTATTCAGTGGCCGGGTGGCCAGCGGATCAGCTTCCTGCGTCGCTTGATCTCTTCGATGCGCTGCCTCTCTTGGGCGTCTGCGCCGCGCACAAACGCAATCGCGGTGATCATCGCGATCACGAACAAAAGGACTACTACCTGATAGAAATTCATGGTGAGCCTTTTCGGGATCGATGCTCAGATGCAGCGCGTATGAGCGCAGCGTTCCATTTCAGCCTTGTGATGCGACGTTTCCGAGTCGAGGACAAGGAACGCTGCCGCGACGATCAAGATGACGCCCCAGATGGTGAGGAGCTTCATTGCCAGAGAGCCTTTGCCGGGACTGCGACACAGAGGAACCAGCCGCATGCGATGCCGATGCCGTACAGGCTCGCGACGCCGGCTGCCTTGAGCATGGTGTTAGCGTCCTGCAGGCGCTGGATGTCGCGGAGCAGGGCGTTGTCGTTCAAAACTCGATTCATGTTGATCTCCTTCTCTTACCGCGGCACGCCATAAGGCTTCAGTTTGTGTTTCGGTTATGCTTCGCGTCGGCGACAAACGTCAGCGCCGCGAAAATCGCGAAAGGCACGTATATGAAAAGAATCAAGGCGGCCATCCAGCTCTGGTTGAACCAGTTGTGGGGAGCCACAAAGATCCCGAGCGTCATGCATAGCGCGAGACGCTGGATGCTGCGCCGAAGGCTTTTTTTCTTGGTTTCCATCGTCGAAACCTCTCCGTGGGTCGTTGGGGCCGTGTTCATCGCGCGCGCGGCGCTCATGACCATCTCTGCGAGCCACTCCGGGCTCGAAATCACTTCGAAGGCTCTGGGTCTCGTGCTTTTCGCGTCGAAGTGGTTTTTCTCGTGGGCAGACTCATACGCAGCAGCGCGGCGCGATGCCGAGGCGGCCGAGTAGGTTCGGCCTCGTGTCTTAGCGGTGCGTGCTCGGTGAGCGCGCACTGGTAAAACGGATGACTCGATTACCTCGCCATCGAGTCGGCTCTTGCGGGCGCCGCTTTCGCGGTAGCCGATCATCTGTCGGCCATTTCCGGTACTTTTACGTTCTGCCGTCCGGGCCATGGGCAGGGCGCTGAGCGCCTATTCATCATCCAGTCGTGGTAAAGAGCGTTCGCCTCGTCGGCGGCGCGCTGGTCATTCAGCGCTCTACGGCTTAGCACTTTCGAAAGTGCGAAGTGCTAGTGCAATGGGCGCATTATGGCGAATGCACTAGAGTAAAGCAAGTGCATTCGCAATATTTCGTTAGACCAGAAATTAGGTGTTTGTACCTAGATGCACTCGACAACTAGTGCTTTCGGTTTGATTGCCCGAAAAAGGCAGGAAAGATGCCTCTTTTCGTTGGGTAAATGTTGCTCGCTAGCAACGCGCCCCGTAAAAAAGAAGTAAAAAAGACGTAAAAAAGCCCGCCGAAGCGGGTTTCGTGGGTGGATCTTGACTGAGACGTCAGTGAGAGGTGAAGCCGGATCCAGAGCGATACACGCACTCTCCGACGATATGGACGTTTTCCATGTCGGCCGGCGTAACCTCAATGTCAGGGTAGGTGGGATTGAAGGAATGAAGCACGAGCCGCCCGCCTGGCTTCTTGAATACCTGCTTCACGAGAGGTTCGTCCTCGAAATACACGGCGTATATCTTGCCGTCTCGAAGTGCGGTCTTCGTCTCGTCGATCATGAAGATGTCGCGATCGAAGAGGAACGGCTCCATGCTGTCGCCGCGCACCGTCACAAGCTTGCAATCCTTCGGCTTCGCGCCAATTGCCTTGAAGAACGATTCATTAAACGGGAGCGCCTTCTTCTCCCTAACTTCCCACTGAATCAAACCGTCGCCCGCCGAAAAGTGATAGTCAAAGCGGTCGATCCAGACCCGACCCTCGTCGTCGGCCAGATCGCCCTCATTTTTCCAGACGGCCACGTTCCCCTGATCTGCCGGGATCTTGTATCGATCTTCGGGCGAGGCTTCGACCGTATCGAATTGGCTTTTCGGAGCGCGCCCGGCGCTTAGCCACTCGACACGGACGCCCAGTGCCTCGGCAATGGGGACTAAATGCTTACTTCCCTGATTCCGTCCGCTTTCGATATTAGCAACTGTCGACTGGCTTACGCCAGCACGACGCGCGAGCTGGGTTTGTGATAGGCCGGCTTCTTCCCGGCAAGCCTTGAGGCGTTCGGAGAGGTTTCTCATAGTGCAATCGTAATAGATCGAGTTAACCCTTTGGCCTTTGCCATCATGGCGAAAGCACTTGCCGCGCTAGTGCAATTGCATTAGCATTCGATGCATGGACGCCAAAACACTCATCGACGAACTGATAGCGGCAGGCCTGACGCAGATGGAAATCCAGCGTCGCAGCGGCTTGTCCCAGTCAACCGTGTCTCAGATCACGACCGGGCGGCGCGGTAAGCGCCCATCGGCTGAGACCTTCATCGCACTCACGAAGCTGCGCAACTCGGTTGTGCGCGCTGCCCGTCGAAGCCAGAAAGAAGCAGTGGTCTCGGCATGACAGCGACGGCTAAAGAAAGCAGCCCGGCGGTCGCGCTAACGGCCGCCGAGCAGAAAGAAGTGCGAGCGATGCTCCTCGAGCTCATCGCGCGAGGCTTCCCTGAATCTGCACTTGATGAGGCGCGTAAGAGTGCGGTCCTGCAGTTGTGGAAACTGAAAGCGGACTCAGCAGGACCAGCAAAAGCACCGAAGTAAAAGCGGCCCGTCCTTCTTCTGCCGGTTTCAACCGGTCTGCTTGAGGACTGCTAAGGGCCGCAAGGTCTCTCAGGCTTGAGCAGTTTTTCATTTTTGTTTTACCCCGCTAGCGCTGTTGTTCTTGTTTGAAACCATGTTACGGGGCCACATCGGAAAAATCATGCGAAACACTTCGCACAAGACTCGAATCGCAATCATCCGTGACCACGTGGCCGCGTGGCGCAAGGAGCAGGACTGGAGCCGTGAAGCAGCGGCAGTGGCAATCGTCGAGGCGCACGAGCGGATCGGCGGCGTCCAAGCCACCGGCATCACCTTTGAGTGCAGCGGCGACGCCTACACGACGGCGAAGAAGAACGCAGACCGCATCTGGCGTTGGCTCGATGACGAATCGAAGGACAACAACCTTATGCCGGCGAACTTCGAGAACTCGATTCTCGCGGCCTTCCCGGTCGATCGTCGCGTCGAGATGCTGAACGAGATCCTGAGCCAGATCGATTGCGTTGCGCGCGCTCGTCACCACGATGCGACTGCCCAGCTGAATGCGCACGAGGTGATGCAGGTCATCGTCCGCACCAACCACCGCACGGAGGCCGACGCGGCGGATCTGCTCGACGGGATCGACCCGGGCGAACTGCCGCGCCTCTACTGCAGCCTGGCACACGACGTCCGCGTGAAGCAGCGCATGTTGCGCGTCGTCGAGGCCGAGCTCTCGAAGAACGGCGAAGCAGAGCACGCCGAGCTGCAGAAGGTGGCCTGATGAGCGTCCCGGCCGGTCACATGTTCGCAGCATTCCCGAATCTCGTTACCACGGGTCGTTTCTTCGACGGCCCGCTCACCGCCGAGCATCAGGAGCAGGCAGAGGCCGCCGACACGGCCAAGGTCTGCCTCTCGTGCGGCGCCAAGCAATCCAACGACGGCGTCCTGCCGTGCGGCCACTGAGGTAGCCATGCAAGCCTCTCAAACCCAGATCGACGCCTTTCACGCCCTTTCGACCGACGAGATCAGCGCGACTCAGCGCCGAATCCTCGACCTGTTCAAGGGTGATCGCAAGGTGCTCTTCACGCGCGACGAGATCGCGTCCAGGGCGAACCTCGGCGTCCCGACCGTCTGTGGCCGCGTGAACGAGCTTGTGAAGGGCGGCGTGCTCGCCGTGCGCGACTCGGTGAAGCGCCCGGGCAAGCGCACCCGCCAGCAGCTCATCGGCCTGCCGGAGGTGGCAGCGTGAGCGGATACGCACATCAATGGGCGAAGCGTCAACGCGTCGGCGACTCGTCGGCAAAGACGCTGCTGAAGACCTATGCGAACTGGGCTGCAGAGGACTATTCGACGTGGGTCACGAACGACGAGCTTGAGCTCGACACGGAACTGAACATCCAGACGATCCGCCGGGCGCGAAACAAGCTCATCGAGCTTGGATTCCTGCTGGAAACGGACAAGCGCCTCGGCCGCACGCAGAGCATCATCATCTATCAGATGCTGGCTCCGCTGGGTGCGACGATCGTCCAGAGCGTAGATCCGCGCAGCGGCAAAACGATCTCTCTGAGCCCGCCGACGCTCGAAGAATACGCCGCGAAGAGGGGTGAAAAACCAAGCCCCTCTAAATCTCGACGCACTAAGGGTGACGAAAAGCCCAGCCCCTCGAAATCTAAAGGGGCTACAGATTCCACTTCAAGCCCCTCCAAATCCCACGTTGAAGGGGGTGAAATTTCACCCGAAGCCCCTCCAAATTTCGACACCAAGATTGCTTTAGTAGAGAAAGAGAAGAACCTAGATCAGCAATTCGCGCGGACTTCGCCGCGAACTGCGTTGCATCTTGAACTTCGCGAAATCGAACTGCCCGAATGGCTCCCTGTTGATGCGTGGCTCGACTGGTGCGAGCACCGCGAAGCGAAGGAAAAGAAAGCCGACATTCCTTGGACGCGCCCGGCAGCCCGGGTCACGTTGAAGAAACTCGCAAAGCTGCAAGGTGTGGGCCGCGACATCGTGACCGCGATCGATGAATCGGTTTTGCGCGGCTGGACGGGAATCTGGGAAGCGAAGGACGACGCGAGTGGCGAAGCGGTCACTGGCGGCGCGCCTGACGGATGGTGGACGGGTGAGGCTGGCTGGCGCGACCAGGGCAAGCGCCTGAACATCGATCCGACGCGCTTCGCGTACTTCGAGCAATTCAAGGCAAAGGTCTGTAAGGCGCTCGGTCCCGGCGCGTGGATGGAGCACCTGCTCGCAACGGTCAGCCGCGAGAGCGAAGAGCGCGGCGAGGCTCTGTACGCGTATCTGAACGACATCCCGCGCGACAAGAACGGCGACACGGAGGCGGCATGAGCAAGCGCGCCCCCTGGCCGATGGTCGTCCCGGCCGGCACGACGATGGTGGGCACCGCGCGCGTGCGCGACGACAGTCCGTCGATGACGACCGCGCAGCGCCTCATCTACCAAAAGACCGGCGTGCCGCCGCAGACGAGCGCACTGGACGACGTCGATCCGACTGACCCGTTCGATCCGTCGCTGATGGTGCAGCCGGTGTCGATCGGCGCGCCGAAGAAGAAGCCGTCGAAGTACCGCAACACGAAGTGCGAGCACGACGGCATCAAGTTCGACAGCGAGAAGGAGCGTTCGCGCTGGTTTCACCTGATCCAGTTGAAGGCCGCGGGCCGGATCCGCGATCTGGAGCTGCAGGTGGCGTTCGTCCTGACCGAGCGCAAGCGCCGCGACGACGGCAAGTGGGAGCGGGCATCGAAATACGTCGCGGACTTCGTCTACGTCGACGCAACGACAGGAAAGCGGGTCGTCGAGGACGTGAAATCCGAAGCGACGCGCAAGAACCGGACATACGTGCAGAAGCGCAAGCAGATGCTGGCCGTCCACAACATCACGATCAAGGAGGTCTGATGCGGGGCAATGAGAACTACGCGCGCCAAGACTTGAGCAAGCGCGCGTCGAAGAAGAAGACCCACAAGATCATGCCGCTGAACCAGCGCCTCGTGCTGGAGGCCCTGAAGATTGGCCGGCACGCGACGATCCGCGCGGTCTCGGAAGACCTCGACAAGTCGCGCGACATTCTGAAGAACGTCTTCGCGACGCTGGAGGCGCAGGGCTACGTCGAGCGCCTCGGAAAGACCAAGGGGACGCTTCCGGGTCCGCTGCCGGATGTGTACCGGTGGACGGGCAAGTCGTTCCCGCCGTCGAGCGAGATTGCGAAGGCCCAGGCGGTCGACATGCGGGTCATCTCGCCGGAAATCGCCGCCGTCGTCGCTGGAATGCACGCCATGTGCCGCGTCGGGAGGATCGCCGCATGAAGCTCTACATCGCAGGCCCGATGTCCGGCTATCCCGAGCTCAACTTCCCGGCCTTCCACGCCGAGGCGGCGCGTCTGCGCGCTCTGGGCTTCGAGATCGTCAATCCCGCTGAGATCGACGTTGGGCCGAATCCGGATTGGCTGTCGTGCATGCGAGCAGACATTCGCGAGCTCGTGACGTGCGACGGCATCGCGCTGCTGCCCGGCTGGGAGCAGTCGAAGGGCGCAACAGTCGAGCACACGCTGGCTCGCGGCCTCGGGCTGCGCGTCATGCAGGCGCGACACATCGTCGGTTTGGCGGGCGATATGCCGGTCGTCTCGCAAGACGCTGTGGTCGAGCTGCTCGACGAGGCGGAGCCCGCGTGAAGCGTTCCACGCCGCTCGTGCGCAAGACGCCGCTCAAGTCGGGCGGTTTCAAGCGCAAGTCGCCATTCACGAACACGGCAGACCGGGCCACGGCGGCGCGCAGGACGGAGATGAAGCGCCGCGTGAAGAAGCCGACCGTCGAGGAAGGCTCGAAGTATCTGGCGGCGTGCAAGGACGAGGACTGCTATCTGCGCGTCTTCGGTGTGTGCGTCGGGCGCGAATCGGTCGTGCCGTGCCATTCGAACCAGTCTCAGCACGGTAAGGGCCTGAGCATCAAGGCGAAGCACGAATTCACGGTACCGGGCTGCTGGGCCTGCCACGCATGGATCGATCAGGGCAAGGCGGCGCGTGAAGTGAAGTTCTCGACGTGGGATCGCGGATATGAACGCTGGGAGCCGGTGCGCACCCGAAAGATGGGTCTCACGGAGGAAGAGTCGTGCATTGCCTGATTCGACTTCAGACCGGCACGCGCTGGCACACGCCGCGCGGGAAGGGCGGGAAGCGGTACGCGTTGGAGAGCTTTCAGACCACGATCGACTACAGCGCAAGGGTCCTTCGGGTCGCGCTGCCAAAGCGCCAGAGCGATGACCTCCCGTTCGTGATCGTCGATGTGTGGATCCCTGAAGAGAAGCGCGGTGGGATCCCGGTTCTGGATCCGAAGTGGATCGAGCCTGGTGTCTATCGAACCATGGCGTTGATCAAGAAGAACAGAAGGACCCTAGCGCCGTTCCTCGCGAGCGGCTTGCAAGAGATTGACCTTAGAGAGGAAGCCGCGTGAGACAGCCCCCAATCATGAAACTGATGGCCGACGAGGCCGAGACCAACGCCGCACGCTTCTTCGAGCGCGAACGCGACCGCCTCGAGGACGAGTACTTCGCCGAGCACCGCAAGCGTTTTAAAGGCCAAGCGATGCCGAAGCGGCCGTCGTACGAGGCGCGAGTGCGCGCGAAGCTCACCCAGAAGAGGACGGCGGCATGAACTCGTTGCCAGATTCGTTTGACCCGTATTTCGCCGTCATGGGCGTGAAGCGCCGCGACTGGACCCAACCGCAACCGGCGCCGCAGAAGCAATGAGCGCATTCGCCTACATCGAGGTATCCGACATCCCGAGGCCGCTGATGGACACGGCGGCGCGCCGCGTTCAATTCGGCGAGAAGCTCATCGCCTTCATCGGCTGCCCGCTGACGGGCGTCGAGCAGGACGACGGCGAGATCCAGTTTCCGTTTCCGCGCTCGGCAGAACTCCGCGCCGAGCTGCGAGCGTGGCTCGATTACTGGAGCCTCTCGCACCGAGTCGAGCATTGACAGCAAAAACCCAGCACAAAAACCACCACGAACAACAAAGGAACAACATGCAAGCGGCCAAACACGACGGGATTTTCAAGAGCGCACGGGAAGCGGTGGTCTTCGCGTGCAACTTCAGCGGCCAGCAATATGCACTGTCGCCGATGGCAAAGATCCTGCAGCGCCGCCCGCACGGCAGCGGTCGCGGCCTGTCCGGTCTGGACGGCGCGGCGCAGTCGGGCATGGTGCTGGCCGAACTGGAGAAGTTGGACCGCGCGCACATCCTGATGCTGGTTGCGCGCTGCGCGCCGAAGCGCGAGCGCTGCTCGTGCACGCACGCATGCTGCAGCGGCTGGAAGATGAACCCGGCCTATCGCGATGCGATCAGCCAGCTCGCGGACGTTGTCCTCGAAGAGGTGAGCGCCGAGATCAGCAACCGCCGATTCCGCGTGGCAGTGATCTCGAAGCACTTCGGCGACAAGGTGACCATCAAGGAGGCCGCGCAGGAAGCCGACATCTCGCTGCGCACGGCAGAGCGCCACGCGGCCGCGATCAACAAGTATCTGAAGGACGGCGAGAAGGCCGCGCTGACCGAGTTCTATGCGCGCCTCGATGAGGTCGGCATGCTGATGGAGGTTGCCTAATCGGGCGCGGCGAACATGGCCATGGGAGATACCACGGCCATGTTCGTGCGACTCATGTCGCTTGACTTGCTTGACTGGCGGAAAAGACCGCCATATCATGATGTTTCATATACCGTACCAATGGTGCGAACACGAAGCCCGCGAGCGAAAGCAGCGGGCTTTTTCGTTACCGCGAGCATATCGACCTCATGGACGAAAACGAGAATAGCCGGTTGGACTGGATCGAGCAGGCCGGCATCGAGAACATGAAGACGCACCATGTGTCCGCTGACAATCTGGCTAAGGACTCGGGGACCACGCTGACTCTGCTCTTGGCGGGGATGGCCGGCGGGCTGACCTACGCGGGCAAGGGTGTGCAAGAAGGAAGCTGGACGCCATTCACCGTTGGCGCGGCGGCATCACCGCTTGGCTCTTCATTCTCAGTGGCTTGCTGGTCTGGAAATGCTTGATGGCGCGCCCGATTCCGCCCGTATTCAATGAGCCGGGCAACCTCGATATGCCAGGCTTCGATCTGCTGGCCCTCAAGAAGGGCAATCTGGTTGGCCTTCAGGACCGAATCAACAAGGCGGCGGCGCGTAATCGGGACATCGCGCAATGGCTGAACCGGCTACGGCTCGCGGCAGTAGCCAGTCCGCTGATCTTCTTGTATGCGGCTAACGGGTTCTATTGGCGTTAGGCGGCCGCGGAGCATCTGACGGCGTGCGAGTCGGAACACGGCTGTTGTGGTCCCGGCTTGGCGCGCGGTAGACAGGTTGTGGATCTGGGATCTTTGGAATATCGTTTGACGGCATGATTCGGATGTTGAGTTAGAGATCTCGACAGTGTTTATGGGAAGCCCGCTCGGTTCGCGCCGCGCGGGCTTTTTGTTTTGCGTCAGTCCGTCGTTTTGATCTTGTCAGCGATTCCGTCAAGCAGCGTTGCAATGTAAGCGGCGTCCTTTTCTGCGCCCTTCACCGCGTCAGCAACTTCGCCGTAGGGGACGCCTTCCAGCTTCAACGCATTAGCCTGCGCCGCCGCTTTCACCACTTCGACTGCCATTTGTAGAGCTTGAAACTTGCTGACTGCCATATCGATTCCTTTGTTGTAATTGCCGGCCCATCCGGCGCAGGGATTCTACAGCGCGATAGGTCAAGGCATTCCGGGCTTTTTGCTTCTATGAGGTGCGCAATGTTCGATGTCGAAGACGTGTTCGAAGGCATCAGCATCTGGCTCAACGCCTGCGCGCGCCTGACGCACGCATGGACGCTCGCGCTCGACGAGGCATCAGCGTTCTTCGCTCAGGAGGACGCATGCAGATGAAGCTCGTTGTGACGTTCGCTTGGTGGCTGAAGCCATACATCCGCGTGCTCGCCTGCTGCTGCGTGCTGGCTGGACGCATGCCCGACCAGGCGAAGCTCGCCGCCAAGGTCAAGCGCGCGACGCGCATCACGATCCAATGACACGCAGGCTGACGACGCTCAAGCCGCGCGTCCAATCGCTCACGCCGAACCGCATTCCCGTGCTCGAAGCAAAGGCTGGCACGACCGAACGCCTGCGCGGCCGCGCATGGATGGCGACGCGGCAGCGCGTGGCCCTGACACACGGCTACCGATGCGCAGGCTGCGGCTGCGTCTGGACGCCGAGCCGCGACCAGATCGACCACACGGTGCCGCTCGAACAGGGCGGCAGCAACGACGACTCGAACTTGCGTCCGCTTTGCGACGCGTGCCACAAGGCGAAGACAGCAGCAGAGGCAGGCGCACGAGCAGGGCGCGCCAGCGGCCCGCTGTAGGCCGCCTGAGGCCGCGCAAAGCAGAACGCCGACACCCCCGGGGGGTGCCGAAAGTCCAGCGAGCCGCGGCGGCGGAAACCGACCGGTTCCCCACGCGCAGAAAATTTCCCCCTCCAGCGAGGTGTTAATGGCTTTAACAGACAAGAAGCGGCGGTTCGCTGATGCTGTTATCGCCGGGAAGTCCAATAGGGACGCGGCGATCGAGGCGGGATACAGCGCGGCGACCGCGTCGGCCGCAGGGTCGCGTCTTGTTAAAGACAAGGACGTCGTCGCCTACCGCGCGCGGTGCCGAAAGAAGCCTCCAGCTAAGAAATCGCCTGCGAAGAAAGCGCGCGCGCCGGCCGCGGTGGAACCATCCGCTCCAGAGGAAAACGAGGCGGTGACGAAGGCTGCCGTGGCTGCTGGTTTCAATCTGGCCGACATCGCGATCTTCGACGACCCCAAGAAGTTTCTTTTGGCGGCGATGAACGACCAGCTGACCGAGCCGAAGCTGCGGGTCGATGCGGCGAAGGCGCTGTTGCCGTTCATGCACCAGAAATTGGGCGAGGGCGGCAAGAAGGACGCCAAGGCGGAGGCGGCGAAGAAGGCCGCGAGCAAATTCGGCGGGCTGGCGCCGCCGCTGAGGGTCGTCAACGGGAAATAACGCATGGAATGGTCGACAGCTTGCCCAGACTGGGCCGAACGGCTCAAGACGGGACGCTCGATCATTCCGCCGCCGATTTTTCCCGAGATGGCCGCGCAGGCGCTCGCCGTTTTCAAGGAATTGAAGATCGTCGACGCGCCGGGCAGCCCGACGTTCGGCGAATCATCGGCGCCGTGGGTCTTCGATCTGGTCGCGTCGATCTTCGGCGCGTACGACGCGGAGAGCGGTCGCCGGCTGATCACCGAATGGTTTGTGTGTATCCCGAAGAAGAACAGTAAGTCGACGCTTGCTGCCGGGATAATGATGACCGCCATGATTCTGAACTGGCGGATGTCGGCGGAGTACTCGATTCTTGCGCCGACCATCGAAGTCGCCAACAACAGCTTCGCGCCGAGCCGCGACATGGTGAAGCACGAGGAAGAGCTCGACGATCTCTTCCAGGTGCAGACGCACATCAAGACGATCACGCACCGCACCAGCGGCGCGACGCTGAAGGTCGTCGCGGCCGACTCGAACACGGTTTCCGGCAAGAAGAGCGTCGGCACGCTCATCGATGAGGTCTGGCTCTTCGGCAAGCAGGCGAATGCCGAAAACATGCTGCGCGAGGCGATCGGCGGCTTGGCCTCACGCCCTGAAGGCTTCGTCATCTATCTGACGACGCAGTCAGACGACCCGCCGGCTGGCGTCTTCCGCCAGAAGCTCCAGTACGCGCGCGACGTGCGCGACGGCAAGATCGTCGATAACCGGTTCGTTCCGATCATCTTCGAGCATCCGACCGACATGGTCGCGCGGAAGGAACACCTGCTCGTCGAGAACCTCGGCATGGTGAACCCGAATCTCGGGTACTCCGTCGACCAGGCGTTCCTCGAGCGCGAGTTTATGAAGGCGAAGACGGAGGGCGAAGAGTCGTTCCGTGGCTTCCTCGCGAAGCACGCCAACGTCGAAATCGGCCTCGCGCTGCGCTCTGACCGATGGGCCGGAGCGGAATTCTGGGAAGCCGCAGCGAAAGTGCCGCGTGTGACGCTCGACGAGCTGCTTGCGCGCTCGGAAGTGATCGACGTCGGCATCGATGGCGGCGGCTTGGACGACTTGTTGGGCTTCGCGGCAGTCGGGCGAGAGAAAGAGACGCGGCGCTGGTTGCTGTGGACGCATGCATGGGCGCATCCGTCTGTGTTTGAACGCCGCAAAGAAGTCGCGCCCGCGCTTCGTGACTTCGAGAAGGACGGCGATTTGACTGTCGTCGACCACATCGGCGACGACGTGCGCGACGTCGCGGACATCGTTGCGAGCATCTATGCGGCGGGACTGCTCGACAAGGTCGGCGCGGACCCGGCCGGCATCGGCGGCGTGCTCGACGCGTTGGCTGAGGCGGGCGTCCCTGAAGACAAGGTCATCGGCATTTCGCAGGGCTGGAAGCTTTCCGGCGCGATCAAGACGACCGAGCGAAAGCTTGCCGAAGGCGTGCTCGTGCACGGCGGACAGCGTCTTATGGCGTGGTGCGTCGGCAATGCGCGCATCGTTCCGGTCGGAAACGCCGTGAACATCACGAAACAGGCGAGCGGAACGGCAAAAATCGATCCGTTAATGGCAGCTTTCGACGCCATCACGCTGATGAGCCTGAATCCGCAGTCAGAACCAACACCGGGGATCGTTATCCTATGAGCGAAGCATTCAAGGCGGCGCAGGCGAAGGCCCGGATCCCGGGCTCGGCCGTGCTGAACGCCTGGCGCGCCGAGCATGGGCCCGCGACGACCGGGCGCACCAGCAACATCAATCAGACGCAGCAGAGCCTGCCCGTGCAGGAGCTGGCGAACATCCTCGCCGGCGGCGCGGTGAGCAGCGCCGGGCCGGTCGTCAATGAAGCGACCGCGATGCGCGTCTCGGCGGTCTATGCCTGCGTTGCGTTGATCGCTGGGGCGATCTCGACGCTTCCGATGCAGACCTACCAGCGCACGCCGACAGGCCGCGAGCGCATCGATCACCCGTATTGGTGGCTGCTGAACGAGCAGCCGGAGCCGAATGTTTCGGCGGCGGTGTTCTGGGAATACATGGTCGCGGCGCGGCTCTTCCACGGTGACGCTTTCGCCGAGATCGTGCGGCCGTCGTTCAGAAGCAACACGATCACGGGCTTCAGGGCGCACCATCCGCTGCGCGTCGATCCGTTCCTCGATAGCCAGGGGGATCTCTGGTACCGCGTGCAGCCGCTGGTCGGTTCGTCCTATGTCGTGCATCCCGCCGACATGATTCACATTCCGAGCCTCGGCTTTGACGGGCTTCGCAGCCCGAGCCCGATCACGTACGCGGCCCGGCAGGCTGTCGGCACCGCGATCGCAGCTGCCGAGCACAATGCACGGTTCTTCTCGAACGGCGCCCGGCCTGATTTCGCGCTGACGACCGCCGGCAACATGACGGAAGAGCAGGCGAAGCTGCTGCGGGCCACGTGGGGCGAGCGCCACGGCGGCGTCGCGAACTCGCATCTGCCCGCGATCCTCACCGGCGGACTGCAGATCAAGGAACTGACGATGTCGCCCGTCGATGCTCAGATCCTCGAAACGAGCAAATGGGACCTCGAAGAGATCTGCCGCATCCTCGGCGTGCCCCCTTTCATGGTCGGATCGACCGAAAAGACGACGTCTTGGGGCAGCGGCGTCGAGAACATGAGCCGCGGCTTCGTGAAGTTCACGCTGCTGCGCGATCTGGTGAAGTTCAATCAGGAATTCAACCGGAAGCTCTGGCCGGTGCGGCAGAAGTTCTTCGTCGAGTTCGACGTTTCCGGCATGGAGCGCGGCGACCTGAAGAGCGAAAACGAAGCGCTGCGCATCGCGCTCGGTCGTGCGGGCGAGCCCGGCTGGATGTCGCAAAACGAAGTGCGCCACATCAAGATGCTGCCGCCGATCGAAGGCGGCGACGCAATCAATCAGGGCATCACGCAGACCGAAAGCGTGACGCAATCCACAACCGAGACGGCACCGGCGCCAGCTGGGCAACCTGACGAAGGGGCAACATGAGCAAGCTGATCCAGTTGCTGGTGAACAATCGCAAGCCGACGCGCCCGCGCGCGCTCGAAACCAGCGGCGAAGAGACCACGATCTACCTCTATGACGCGATCGTCGCCGACGACGAGACTGCGGCATGGTGGGGCGGCGTGTCCGCGCAATCGCTCGTGCCGCAAATTCGCGGCGTGAAGGGCGGCACGGTCAATCTGCGCATCAACTCGCCCGGCGGCGATGTGTTCGCCGCGCAGGCAATCGTCGCGGCGATTCGCGACACGGGCGCGAAGGTCGTTGCGCACATCGACGGCTTCGCGGCCAGCGCGGCGACGGTGATCGCGTCGGCAGCGGACGAAGTCGTGATGTCCGATGGCGCGATGTACATGATTCACTGCGGATGGACCGTCGCGATCGGCAACTCGAAGGACATGACCGAGACGGCCGATCTGCTCAACAAGGTCGATGGCGTAATCGCTGGTCAGTATGCGAAGCGCAGCGGCAAGAGCGTCGACGAAATGAAGGCGTTCATGGATGCCGAGACGTGGTTCACGGCTCAAGAGGCCGTCGACGTCGGCCTTGCCAATCGCATCGCTGAAAACGCGCCGAAGGCTCAGGCATCGTGGGATCTGAGCGCCTACGCCAACGCGCCGAAGGCCTTGGCAGCGCCGCCCGCGCCCGAACCGGTCGATGCCATCACCGCCGAACACCGCGAGCGTCAGCAGCAGCGCATGCGCATGCTGAATCGCATCAATCATCAGTGACGCGCCTCGCGCAACTGAGAACGGCCGCCTACGGGCGGTTTTTTTTCGTCCACACGACCTGCGCGAGCGGTCAACTCCACGGAGAGTCACATGAAGCTGCAACAACTGCGTGAACTGCGCAACTCGAAGGCCAAAGAAGCCAACGAGATCAACAACCGCTATCCGGCCGACCAGCGCATGCCGGCTGCCGAAGCGGAAAAGATGGATTCGATCCTCGCGGAAATCGAAGCGATCGACGCCGACATCGCGCGCGAGAACCGCCGCGCGCAGCTCGCCGCTGAAGATCCGGCAGCGCAGCACGCGGCTGCAATGAACGCTGCGTCGCGCACCCCCGCGGCACACTCGGACGAATCGCGCGCACTCCGCGCGTTCATGGCCGGCGGCATCTCGAACATGGCCGACGAAGATCGCGCCCGCATGCTCAACCGTCAGACGCCGGACATCCGCAACGCGATGTCGACGACGACCACGACCGAAGGCGGATTCACGGTCGCGACCGAGTATCAGCGCTCGCTCGAAATCGCGATGAGGGCATTCGGCGGCATGCGCCAAATCGCGCACGCGATCCGTACGAGCACGGGCGCGGCGATGAACTTCCCGGCGACCGATCCGACCGCGGAAGAAGGCGAAATCGTCGGCCAGAACACGGCCGTGACGGGCCTCGACACAACGTTCAGCAACCTCGCGCTGAACGTGTACAAGTACTCGTCGAAGAAGATCGCGCTGCCGTTCGAGCTCGTGCAGGATTCGTTCATCGACATCGAGGCGTATATCGAGTCGCTGCTCGCGATGCGCCTGGCTCGCGTCCAGAACAAGCACTTCACGATCGGCGACGGCGCTACGCAGCCGAACGGCATCGTGACGGCGTCGGGCTCGGGCAAGGTCGGCACGACCGGTCAAACGCTGACGGTGATCTACGATGACCTGGTCGATCTCGAACACTCGATCGATCCGGCATATCGCAGCCAACCGGGAGTCGGCTACATGATGCACGACTCGTCGCTGCGCGTTATCCGCAAGATCAAGGATGGCCAGGGCCGTCCGATCTTCGTCCCTGGCTACGAAGCAAACGCCATGATCGAAGGCGGCGCGCCGGATCGCCTGATGGGCCGTCCGATCACCATCAACCAGCACATGCCGGTGATGGCCGCGAACGCGAAATCGATCCTCTTCGGCCAGCTCTCGAAGTACGTCATCCGTGACGTGATGGATCTGACGCTCTTCCGCATGACCGACTCGGCATTCACGCTGAACGGTCAAGTCGGCTTCGTCGGCTTCCTCCGCACCGGTGGCAACCTGATCGACGTCGGCGGCGCGGTCAAGTACTACCAGAACTCGGCGACCTAATCGGTCATCCTCCCATCGTGCGGCGGGCTTCGGCTCGCCGCTTTTGCTTCCACAGGAGCGATACATGGCAAAGGCAAAAACCGCGCAAGCGCGCGTGCTGGCCGACAATCCCAGCCTCGGGATCAAGTGCGGCCAGATCGTCGACGGTCCGGAAAAGGTCATCAAGGCGCTGGGCGATGCGGGGGCTGTCGATCCGCATCCCGACGCGCTGGAGTACGCAACGCAGCAGGGCGCTGAAGTCGTTGAGTTGGAAGATCCGGACGCGGCTGCCGAGCTGGCTGCTGCAGTGACCGAGGAAACGGCGGCTCCCGCGACCGAAACCACGGCGACGGAGTAACGCATGGGCCTCCGACTGACGCAGGGGCCGGGCGAGGAACCGGTGTCGCTCGCGGAGGCGAAGCTACACCTGAATCTCGATCCCGACGACACGACGTGGGACACGAAGATTCAGAGCCTGATCGTCGCCGCGCGCGTGCACGCTGAGAATGTGTGCCGCCGCGTGTTCGTGACGCAGAAATACGATCTGTATCTGGACTCGTTCCCGGTCAACTCGTGTTTGGGCATGCCGATCTTCGATTGGCCGGTCGATCATCTGCCGTCGACGTGGATGACAGACCGCAGTTACTCGATCCGCTTCCGTGGCCGCAAGATCGAACTCCCGTTCCCGCGGCTTCAGTCTGTCGACGCGATCACGTATTTCGACGCGAGCGGAACCAGTCGGACGCTCGATCCGTCGCTCTACTTGGTGGATGACGTCAGCGAACCGGGCATCTTGACGCCCGCTCCGGGCTCGAACTGGCCTGACGTGCAGCACAGGCCTAACGCCGTCAAGATCAGCTTCACGGCTGGGTACGGCGCTGCGACTGACGTTCCTGAGGGCATCAAGACGTGGATGCTCCTTCGGATCGGTGCGCTGTTCGAGAACCGTGAAGAGGTGCTTGTGGCTTATCGCGTGACGGTGCAGGCCATTCCGTTCGTCGACACGCTGCTGGATCCGTATCGAATCATGGGGTATGCCTGATGCGCAGCGGAGACTTCAATCAACGTGCCGCGATTCAGACGCGCGCGAGCGGCGCCGACGAATCCGGCCAGCCGCTCACGCAGTGGGTCGACGTCGCATCCAAGCTGCCATGCAACATCAGCTTGAACTCCGGGCGCGCGCAGATCGCGAGCGGCGCGGAAGTCAGTGTTGTGCGCGCGAGCATTCGCATTCGCTGGCGGACTGACATCACCGCCGGGATGCGTGTCGTCCACAAGGGAGACATCTTCAAGATCGACGCAGTGCTGCCCGACTATGCCGGGCGGCGCTACGTTGACCTCGTGTGCGAGGAAGCGAAGTGAGCTTCACGATCAAGGCGAATCTAGCGGGCGTCGATGCGCTGTTCGACCAGCTGGGCGACGTGGTTGAGGAAGCCGCGCGCCCCGCGGCCCAGGCCGGCGCGCAGGTGCTGTATGACGCCGTGAAGCGCAACGTTGCGAGCATCGGGCGCGTGACGGGTAACCTCGATGAGGCGATCTATCAAGTCTTCAGCAAGGACGAATCCGGGCCGAGCAGGGCCACGTATCACGTGAGCTGGAACCATCGGAAAGCGCCGCACGGCTGGCTCGTCGAGAACGGACACTTTCAGCGGTTCAAGGTCTATCTCGGCAAGGACGGCAAGTGGTACACGGACAAGCGCTCGCCGTTGCTCGAGCCGAAGCACGTCAGTGCGCGCCCATTCGTGCGTCCGGCTCAGGCGCTGTTCCCGGAAGCGATGAAGGCCGCCGAGGCCGAGTTGCTCAAGCGCGTCAACGAGGGCAAAACATGAGCATCGGAACGAAGATCGTAGCGCTGTTGTCGCCGCTCGTCGGCGGGCGCGTCTTTCCGGATCGTGCACCGTTCAGCACCGCGCGGCCGTACATCACCTATCAGCAAGTCGGCGGCCACGTCGTAAGTCCGCTCGCGAAAGCGGTGGCCGACGTCGAGAACGGCTTTATTCAGGTGAATGTGTGGTGCGATCTCCGCACCGACGCGGATGCGCTCGCGAATCAAGTCGAAGCTGCCTTGATCACGGCCGAAGTATTCAATGCGAAGCCGATGGCCGGGCAGATCTCGACGAGCGACGAAGAGCTAGACCGCTACGGAAAGCAGCAAGATTTTTCGATCTGGTCCGCTCGATAGGACCGAAACACAGAAGCCCGCCTTGCGCGGGTTTTTCTTTGCCCGTAAGGGCGCGACATACCCGCCTAGTGCGGGTTTTTTCATTTGAAGGAGCCCCACATGGGTTACAGCTTCCCCGAAGGATCGAAGTTTTACTTCAGCGAAGTTTTCGCTGCCGCAAAGAACATCACCGCGCTCTCGAACGCGAATCCGGCGGTTGCGACGTCCGTCGCCCACGGCTTCGTCGACGGCAATGAAATTCTCCTCACGTCGGGCTGGGAAGATGCCGGCGACAGCGTTTATGTCGTCGATCAGCTCAGCGCCGACACGTTCGGCATCAAGGGGCTCAACTCGTCGGATGTGAACTGGTTCGCTCCGGGCGGCGGCGTAGGAAGCGCTCAACTCGTGAGCAACTGGGTCGAGATTCCGGAAATCCTGAGCATCGCATCGAGCGGTGGCGATCCCAAATACACCACGGTTTCACCGCTCAGCCGCCGCAACGCGAAGAACATCCCGACCGGCTTCAACGCGACGAGCATCACGCTGACGCTCGCTCACGACGAGTCCCAGGCGGCCTATCAGGAGATGAAGGACATCTCGCGCACCCTGCGCTTGGTGGCATTCAAGATGGTTCTGTCGGGCGGTGTGTCGAGCTATGGCTACGGCTACATGGCGGTGTCGGAAATGCCGACGTTGAATGTGAATAACGTGAACACCGTCACGGCGTCGTTCGCGCTCCAAGGCCGGGCAATCAGCTACGCGTCGTAAAGGTCTCCTCGGGCTTTTCAGCCCTTCCTCGCCGGGTTCGCCCGGCGGGGTTTTTTCCATACCAATATTTCGAGGAAGGAAACATGCCGAAGATCAAACTGGGTCAGCGCCCGCAAAACTTCAAGCGCGTCGTTAAGTTCAAGATGGTCGACGGGACCGATGCATCGATCGAAGTCTCGTTTAAGTACCGCACCCGCAAGGAATTCGGTGCGTTCATCGACGAGATCTCGGCGGCGGCAAAGGTGGAGCGGCCGGCGGGCGACGACTTCTCGGTGGCGGATCTCTGGGAAAAGATCGGCAGCGGCAACGCCGATTACATCCTTCAGGCTGTCGACGGCTGGAACCTCGACGAAGAGTTCACGCGCGAGAACGTGCAGCAGCTGGCGGACGAGATCCCGGCTGCGGTCATCGCGATCATCGATTCGTATCGCGAGGCGATCACGCAGGGGCGCCTGGGAAACTAACTGAGGCGGCGGAAGTTCTCTATTGGCCGGCGCCGAAGAAAACGGCCAATGCTTTCGACATTGGCCAGCTGATGCGCAAGAACGAGGCCAACGTCTGGCCTGAGAACTACCAGGCAGTGATGCTGTTCACCCGCCTCGGAACTCAGTGGCGAATCGGCATGGCCGGCCCAACCGGCCTCGATTACTGCGCAGTGCTCGCGCTAATCGATCGCATGGGGCTCGACAAGGCCGCGTCGGATGAGATTTTTGAAGACGTGTGCCATTTGGAGCAAGCCGCACTAAAAGTTATCCGCGAGGGCGCGGAGTAACACGAACCCGCTTCGGCGGGTTTCTTCTTTTCTGGCCTGCCGATGCAGGTCTCTGCGAGTGAGAAAGCATGGCGACTGACGACCGTAAAATCCAGCTGGGCGTAAGTGTGGATGCGACGGAAGCCCGCCAAGGCTTCGAAGACGTAAAGGCCAGCGCGCGCGAGATGGCACAGGCCGTCGTGACGCAGGGCAACACGGCAGGCAAGGCGGTCGATTCGATCGGCAGCGGTGGCGCGAACTCGGCCTCGAAGGTTGAAGCAGCGACGCGCAGCATGATCCAGTCGATCCAGCGCACGACCGCGGCGATGGAGGCTGGCAGCAAGTCCAGCTCCGCATACTATGAGGCGCTCGCCTCGCAGCGCGGGATCCCGAGTGATGCGCTCAGCCCGTATCTGGCGCAACTGGACGCCGCGCGCGCCAAGCAGGATGCAGCGGCAGATTCCATGTCGAACGTCGACAAGGCCGCGCAGAAGTTCATGCAGACGCTGCAGTCCGAGGCGCAGGCGCTCAAGGATGAGGCCGCCACCTTCGGCATGACGAAGACAGAAGTGCTCGCGTATCAGGCCGCCAAGCTCGGCATGTCGCAAGCAGCGACGCCGTTCATCGAGCAGATCAACCGTGAGCAGGCCGCGCTGAGGGCGCTTCGCGAGTCGACGCAGAGCGCGTCGGCCGCCGTGAGCGCTTTCGGCGAAACCGAAGCGCGGGCTGCGGCGCGCATCAGCGACATGGTCGCGCGCTCGCGCGAGGTGCAGGCGGCAATGACCGCGACAGCGAACGCCGCGGCGACGGGCGCAAACGGCGTCGGCGCGGTCGGCGCATCGGCGGAGCAGGTGCGCGCAAACCTCACAGCGCAGACGGCGGCAATGTCGTCGACCACTCGCGAGCTCCAATCGGTCAACGAGGCCATGGATCAGTTCCGTGCGTCGGCCGCACAGGGCACGACGAGCTTCGATGCGCTCTATCAGCAGTTCAATCGCCTCGATCTGCTAATGGCGAAGGGCAAGGTAACCGTCGAACAGTACGACGCCGCGACGGCGCAACTGTGGAAGGACGAAGACCGCCTCGCGCAGCAGCTGAATGGACTGACCGGGCGCTATGACCCTCTCGACGCTGCCGCGCGCAAGCTTGCTTCGGATCAGGCCATCCTTGAGGACGCTTTCAAGAACGGGCAGGTGTCGGCGGAGCAGTATTCGAAGACGCTGGCCGGCATCGAGGCGGACAAGGCATCGGTCCAGCTTCGCAACCTCGCGCAGCAGGAGGCTGCACTTGAAAAGGCACTGAAGTCGGGCCAGGTGTCGATGGCCGACTACAAGAAGTCGATGGCCGACATCAGCGCCAGCAAGGCAGGCCTTGTCGAGATCGCGAATGGCGCGAACGACGGCGCGAAGGCGATGGACGGCTTTGGCCTGCACACGAAAGCGGCGCGCACGGAAGTCGTGCGCATTCTGAACGACCTTGCAAACGGCAATTTCGGGCGGTTCGAGCAAAGCGCGACCGTTCTCGCCGAGCAGATGGATTTGCTCGGCAAGGTGGCCTCTCCGACCGGCATCGCGATCCTTGGCGTCGCGGCCGCAATTGGCGGATTTATTGCGGCAACGGTCCATGTGCAGTCCCAACTCGATGAGATGAACCGCGCGTTGGTCATGACCGGCGACTATGCCGGCACGACTGTCGATGGGCTGCGCGATTTGGCGCAGCAGGCGACCGCCGGCGGCGCGAGCATCAATGTCGCGACCGAAGCGATCACCAAGCTCGCCGCGACCGGCCGCTTGACGGCGAATGAGATTGGCCAGATCGGGCAGGCTACGGCGGACGCCGCGACGTACATGGGCGTGTCCGTCGACAAGATGGTCGAGATGTTCAGCCAGCTGGCAAAGGATCCGGCCAAGGCTGCTCAGACACTCAACGAGCAGTATCACTTCCTGACCGTCTCGACCTATGACCAGATCGCTGCGCTCGAAAAGCAAGGTGACGCGACGGGTGCCGCGCAGGTTGCCGTCGAGGCATTCTCGAAGGCGATGGAAGAGCGCACGCAGGACATCGCGAAGAACGAAGGCGTGATCCTGCAGGGCTGGCGTGACATCCGGAACATGATCGCCGAAGCGGTCGAAGCGGTCGGCACGTTTGGCGCGACCGCGACGCCCGGGCAGGTGGTCGCTCGCCTCCAGGCGAACAAAGCTTCGCGTCTCCCTATCGGCCAGTGGGATGACTCCGACGAGGCTGAGCTGCAGAAGGCCATCGGCAGCTACAACGACGCGCTTGCGAAGGCGCGGGAGAAGGCTGCGGCCGATCGGCACAATCAGGAAGTCATCGACGCAAAGCGCGCGTACGAGACGTGGAATTCGCAATTCGCGACGCCCGCCGAGAAGCGCGCGAAGGAGATCCAGTCCTACATCGACACTATCGCGACCCCGCTTGGTCTGAGCCCCGAACAGCAGTTGGCTGATCAGCAAAAGATCATGGACAGGGACAAGGACAAGAAGACCAGCACGCGCGGTGCTGGCCTTCTCGATCGAGCTGCGCTCACCGGTGAAACTCAGGCGATCAAGGATGCGCTCACCGAGCAGATCGCGGCCGTCACGGCGGCGGAGAAGCAACTCGACACGCTGTTCAAGGGCGGCGGCGTCAGCATCGCCTCCTATTACCAGCAGTCGCGGGATCTGATCGCGCAGCGCGCGACCGATGAAATCGACGCCTACAACAAGGAGGCAGCGGTTCTCTCAAAGGGCCTCAACGATCAGAAGCTGAGTGCGCAGCAGCGCGCGCAGATCAGCAACCAGATCCAACAGGTTCAGGCGAAGGCCTCGAAGGCGACCGAGCAGTTTTTCAACGCGATCGCGGAGTCGGCGGCGAAGGAAGACGAGCTCTGGCAGAAGTACGGCCAGTCGCAACTCGATGTGATGCAAAAGCAGATCGACGCTGCGCATCAGCAGGATCAGTCGCTGAAGGACCAGATCGACACGTTCGGAATGGGTAAGAGCGCGATCGATGCGCTGAAGGCCTCGCGCGCGGACGATACGGTCGCAGCGCTGGAGCAGGGCCGCGCGATCGCGATTCTGCAAAACAACCTCGCTGACACGCAGCCGTGGGATGACTCGATCGCCAAGGCGAAGCAACTCGCTGCGGCGCTGCACGGTGTCGCCGACGATCAAGCGATTCTCGATCAGAAGGAGGCGGTAAAGAAGGCGGCGGATCAGGCCGTGCAGGACTGGAAGAGCGCCGCGAACTCGATTCAGTCGGGCATCACGAACGCGTTGATGAATGGCTTCAACAACGGCAAGTCGTTCGGCCAGCAACTGGTCGATTCACTCAAGGCGATGTTCAAGACGCTCGTGCTGCAGCCGATCATCTCGCCGATCGCGGGCGGCATCGCGTCGATGATGTATCCGGGCGGCGCGCAGGCCTACGCAGCGCAGAACCCGAATAGCTCGCTGAGCAGCCTGACGTCGAATCCGTATGGCACATATCAGAACCTGATGAAGGGCTATGACACGATCGTCAATTGGATTCAGGGCTACGGAGGCGCGTCGACGGCGCTCGGCTCCGCGGCGATTGCCGGTGCGAGTTCGGGCGCGCTGTCGGCTGGCGGGGCGACTCTCGGCGGGCTGAGCGGCGCAATCGGCGGTGATGTGGCGGCGAGCGCGGGCACTTACGGCGCGTCGCTCGGCGCGAACGCGTACGGATTCACGGCGGGCAGCACGAGCGGCAGTCTCGGGCTTGGCGGCACGCTGGGTTCGAGTGCGGGCCTGATGTACGGCGGTGCAGGGCTCCTCGGCGGTCTCGCTGGCGGCGCGTTGTTCGGGAACAAGGGGTATTCGAGCCTTGGCGGCTCGCTCGGCGCTATGGGCGGTCTCGCGCTCGGGGCGTCGACTGCTGTCGCCGGTACGACCATCGGTGCATCGCTCGGCTCGCTGGCGGGCCCGATCGGTGCCATCGCCGGCATGGTGCTCGGCTCCGCGCTCGGCTCGCTCATCGGTGGCGGAGAGACGCGTTACGGCGGCTCCTACGTGTCCGACGGCACGACTGCGACGAAATTCGCTGGTCCGTCCGGTGGCGCCATCGGTGACTCGACCGTTACCGACCAGATCAACGCGACGTACTCGACGATTCAGTCGATGGCGAGCGCTCTGGGTGGCGACATTTCCGGCCTCGGGCAGTACAAGGCGAGTTATGAAGTCAGCCCGAGCAAGGGCAATTCGTTCGTCTCGGCGGGCTTCACGACCGATGCTTCGAACTGGTATCCCGACCGTCAGGATCTCGGCGGCGTCAAGGATGCCACGACGGTCATGAATGACTTCAGCCTGCAGCTGCAGCGATCCATCATCGAATCATTGCAGAAAGCGAATCTCGATTCGCCGTATGCGGCCGTGCTGAGCGGCGTGGACGCGTCAACGCTGTCGGCGACGGACATCACGGCTCTCGTCAACAAGCTGAACGAGCTGAAGTCGCTGTTCGACTCGTTCAAGAATCTGGGCAGCGACTTCGAGAACCTGAAGAATGCGTCCATCGATGCGCAGGCGAACATCATCACGTTGGCCGGCGGCGTCGACTCGCTGAATTCGAGCACGTCGTTCTTCTATCAGCACTTCACCGAAGCCGGTCAGCAGGTGACCGATCAGGCGAAGTCGCTGGCCGACCAGATGAGCGCGCTGGGTTACTCGGGCATCAACACGCGTGAGCAGTTCAAGGATCTGGTTGAGTCGTTGGATCTGTCGACCGAAGCGGGACAGAAGGCATACGTCTCTCTGTTGAACCTCGCACCCGCGTTCGACACCGTCGCGACGGCCGCCGAAACGGCGATCAAGACGGCGTACGACACGCAGTCGCAGGCGCTGACGACGTTCCGGAATCAGTTGGTGTCGTTCAAGCAGTCGCTGGTTTCAGGAGACTTGGCAGACCTTTCGCCTGAGGCGAAGTACCAGTCGGCGCGCGCGACGTATCAGGATCTTCTCGCGAAGGCCAACGCGGGCGACACGACGGCGCAGGGCAACCTGACGCAGGCAGCGCAAGACTTTCTAAATTCGTCGAAGGCGTACAACGCGAGCTCGTCGCAGTACCAGGCCGATCTGGCGAGCGTGATCGACTCGATCGATGTCGCGAAGTCGAGCGCAGATCAGCAGCTTGATCTGATGAAGCAGCAGGTGGCGGGGATCATCGACATCAACGATTCGGTCATCACGCTCGCGCAGGCGCTGCAGGCGTATGCGAGCGGGACGTCGGTCAACGGTTCGCATGCAGATGGTCTCTACCGGGTTCCGTTCGACGGATACATCGCCGAGCTTCACCAAGGCGAGCGCGTGCTTACCGCGGAGGAAGCGAAGCAGGCTGATAGCGCGCTTGGCGGACAGGCGGTTTCGGTTCCGGTGGTCGATCTCGCGCGCTACCAGCAACGTGATAACGATGCGCTTCTCAACGAGCTGAAAGCCCAACGCGAGCAGAACGCGAAGCAGACGGAAGTGATCGCGAAGCTGCTCGCCGCACGCCTTCAGCAGGCTGATGTTCAGGCCAAGGACGATGCGCAGCGGATGGATCAGCAAACTGCGCTGCTCCAACAGCAAAAGAGGCCAGGGCAAGCATGATCATCGCGATGGAAGCTGATGCGTATCACCTGCCTTCGGGAACGGTGAAGACGCTGTATTTCTCGGAAGCCGGGTTCATGACCCGGCCCCACGATACGCCGCCTAACACGTATTTCGAACCCGTCATCAAGACGCCGCCGACGCTGGACCGGCTTTTGTTTGACGGCGCGGCTACCTTCGGAGCAACGAAGGTGACCGTGGGCAATGTGGTGCTGGTCAACGAGGACGGTCATCTCGACGTCCTCGCGACGGACTATGCGTTCTCGGGTCGTCGCTTCGTGGTGAAGATGGGTGAAGTCGATGCGCCGTATACGCAATGGGCCGTGGTGATGACCGGAACTCTCTCCGACGTGTCGGTGCAGGATTCGGACGTCTCAATCGTGATCGAAGACCGTCTCGCTGATCTGACCATCAGCAATCGCCCGAAATACCTCGGCAACAACGTGTTGCCAGACGGTGTCGAGGGCACGCAGGACGATCTCAAAGATCGTGTGAAACCTCGTGTGTATGGGGCCGTACAGAACGTGTCGGCTCTGTGCGTGAACACGTCGAAGCTCATCTATCAGGTGAGCGACGCGGCGTGCACCGTGAGCGCCGTATTCGATAGCGGCGTTGGGTTGTCGCGCGCGACGGATTACGCGAGCGTCGCGGACATGCTCGCTACTGCGCCCCCTGCGGGGACATTCAGGTGCTTCAGCGGATATTTCCGTCTCGGCGCGGCGCCGGCCGGAACCGTGACATGCGATGCGAGCAGCTCAGCGGTTCGCGCGGCCGACATTCTGCTCGCAATCGCGCGCGATGCCGCAGTTCCAGACGCCGACCTTTCGCTTACCGACGCTGCTGCGCTGAACACGACGAACGGCTCAACGGTCGGTGTGTGGGCAGATTCCGACTCGACGCCGCAAGAGCTTATGGATCTGGTCGCTGGTTCGATTGGCGCTTGGTACGGGTTCGATCGGCTCAGTCGGCTTCGGATGGGGCGGCTAGAGGCGCCATCCGGAAGTCCTCGCGCGACGTGGGGGCAAGAGATGCAGATGGCGCTAAGCATCCGCTACGCAGGCGTGCCGGCGTGGAGCGTCACGATCAACTACGCGCGCAACTACACCACGCAGACCGACGTCGCGGGGTCGTCCGCGCGCACGGCCGCATGGCTCGCGCTCGAATACCGGTCATCGTTGCAGCAGGACGCAACAATCAAAGTCCCGTGGCCACATGCGGACGAATTGAGCTTCGACACGGGGCTGAGCAGTGAATCAGACGCCGTTGCGGAATCGCAGCGGCGTCTCGCTTTGTACGGCTCGCGTCGTCTGACGCTCGATGTCGACATTCCGGTGAGCGAGCTGGGCGCGGTGGACCTCGGAGATGTGGTGGCGCTCGATACGCCGCGCTTCGGCTTGCAGGGAAAGTTGCTGCGCATCATCGGCATCAATACAGGCTTCGCGCACGGCCGCGCTGCTCTTGTTTTATGGGGATAGTGGATGGCGAAAATCATGCTCGGCTTCCCGAACCAGACGGACGTCGCAACGCTGTCCGGCGGTTCGTGGCAGGTGCCGCTTACCAATCTGCAGGATCCGCGACTGTCACGCGTGGCGCGCTCGACCACAGCGTTGAAAGCGAGCACGCAGTTCGACGTCGATCTTGTGACACCGCGCAAGCTCTCGATGTTCGCGATGGTTCAGCACAACATGTCGCTGAGCGGGCGGTATCGAATTCGCGTCTCGCGTACTCCGGACTTCGCGACAGCCTTGTTCGATTCGAACGTCAGTGATCCCATCTCGGGCTCGGTCTGGCGGCAGGCATGGCCCCGGCTCTACAGTCCGTCGATGCTCGACTGGGAAGACCCGAATTGGTGGGATGGTCGTCTCCCCGAAGATCAGCGCAAGAGCTATCCGTCGTTGATCCTGTGCATCTCGAAGACGCCAGTCTTCGGACGGTATATCCGCTTCGAATTCGACGACGAAGCGAACCTCGACGGGTATCTGGAATTCGGACGGGTGTTCGTGTCGCAAGCGTGGACGCCAAAAATCAACGCCAGCTACGGCGCGTCGCTCGGCTGGGAGTTCGACACGACGATGGAGCGCGCGGTGGACGGCACGCCGTACTTCGATCGAAAGACCGGGCGCCGCGTGCAGAAGTGCTCTTTCGACGGCCTATCCGATGACGAGGCATACGGTCGCGTCTTCGAGATGCAGCGTGCGGCCGGCACCGATCAGGAACTGATGTTTGCCTTCGATCACGATGACCCGATCAACCTTTTGCGCCATTCGTTCTTGGCGCGCATGCGGCAAATCAATCCGCTTCAGCTGTCCTTCATGAATAACCACACGAACGCATACGAGCTCGAGGAAATCAGATGAGCAAAGTCACCTTTCCGCTTACCGGGAACTCTTACTCCGATGACGGCAGTACTGGCCGTGACATGCTCAACGGCGGCCACTCGGAATTTCTGCTGCCGATGCTTCAGGAGGCGGTCAACACCGTGCAGCTTTCCATCGACAACGCGGGCGGTTCGAGTGGTTCGAGCAGCGCCGCCGCGGCCTCTGCTGCAGCTGCTGCGACCAGCGCGTCGCAGGCGGCGAGCGACCGCGCGGCTGCCGCAGCCTCGGCCGCCGCCGCTCATGCCGACGCCGCGACCGTCCATATTCCGCTGCTCGCGAGCAACGCCCGGAAGGTGCTTCAGGTCAGTTCTGACGAGTCGGCAATGGTGTGGGGCGACCTGGGATCCGCAGCTTTGCCGGACAGCAGCAGCCTGGGCGATCTGACCAAGGGCGGCCTGAACAAGGTCGTGGACTCGATCGCGGCGCTGCGCGCACTGAATCACACGTATTACCAACGCGCGTTCGTGACGGGCTACTATGCGCCGCACGATGGCGGCGGCGGAGCGTATCAATACGATGCGAGCGACACGAGCAGCGCGGACAACGGTGGCACGATCATCGTCGCGGCCGATGGCGGTCGGTGGAAACTGGCGAACACAAGCGCACTCTCCGTGGCGCAGTTCGGCGCAAAGCCGGGCGCTACGGTAAGCGCGACGAGTGCATTCTTGGCAGCGGCGAATGCGATTTCTGCTGCCGGCGGCGGTACGGTCATCGTTCCGCCTGGAAAATGGCTGATCGACGGAAATCCAACTTTCCCGCGTAACGTTTCGTTTAGCGGCACGATGGGAAATCCGGGTGAGGACAACGCTAATCACTCGTACAGTTGGGCTACGTGCCTGATCGTCGATGTGACGAGCGGCAATACGATGTCGTTCGGGGACTCCAGCGGTCTCGATGGCTTGGTGATTCTCCGCAAGGGTCTTTCGTTGCCGTTTGCCTCCACGGCTGCGGCGCAGGCGGGCGTGGCGGCGTTTGCTGGCAACGCGGTAACTGCGGCCGGGTCCGATGTGTTCTTGCGCAACTGTCTTATTCTCGGCTTCAATACCGCGTTCTATTCGATCGGTTACGAGCGCCCATTTATCCAGAATGTCAAATTCGACTGCACGAACGGGATCGACATTCAGAATTGCGCAGACATTTCACGTGTCGACAACTGTCACGGTTGGCCTTTCACGACGACTCATCAGTCGGGCGTCACGACCGATGCTCTTCTTGTCCGCACCGGCATCGGATTCCGGTTCAAGGATGTTGGCGACTGGAACAAACATACGAACTGCTTCACGTTCGGTTATCAGCGTGGGTTCGTGTACGACCACGTTTCGAACTGTCAGGCTGTTGGCTGTGGGACTGACTACACGCCAACGCAGAACAATGGGCAGATTGGCTTTGAGAGTCTGAACGCGACCATTGAGCTTACGCTGATTGGCTGTCAAGCCGCCGCGCAGGCTGTCAGCTTCCATAGCAATACGTCTGTCGTAATTTCTCAGCAGGGTGGCACGATGAAGCTGGTGGGATGCACGTCTTGGTTCCCGCTCGTGCAGCACGTGGTCGTTGATACCGGTCGTGTCATTGCGACTGGCAACACATTCCGCGCTGGCCCGACCGGCATCGCCATCAATGCGACGGCTGACGCGTGCACAGTCACGAGCAACGACTTCGATGGAGTGACTACACCGATCGCATTCAATGGGACGAATGGGCTGAATCGGCATCAGATCTGGGCGAACAACTTCGTCAATTGCTCGGATGCGAACGTCGGCGATCGGCGCACGTTCAGCAACCAATACGCGGCCCAGCAGTCGATCCGATACGCTGGGGATGCGGGTGGGATGACGGTCCTTTTCGGTCACGCCAGAGGAACCCAAACTGCGCCGGCTGCGTCTGCCTCAAGTGACGCGGCGATGTATCTGGGTGCATTGGGGCATGACGGATCGAACTTCGGCACACTGGCGACGCAGCGCGCAACAGTTCGCTCGACGCCCGCGACCGGCTCAATGGCGGGCGCGTGGATTTGGGCGACGACTAAAGCAGCCATGTCCCCGACTGATCGATGGATCATGAATGAGGATGGCAACCTCCTCCCGATTGTCGACAACACGTATTCGCTCGGCGCGAGTGGCTTGCGCATTTCATCGTTGTGGTCTGCGAACGGCACGATTCAGACGTCGGACCAGAGGTACAAGACGGACATTGCCGACTCTGTGCTCGGGCTCGGCTTCATTAATGACCTCCGCCCTGTGTCCTACAAGTGGATCAGCGGCGGAACGGAGGTTATTCGTCAGGTCTATCTCGACGCCGACGGCAACGAGATCCCGGAAGGAGACCCGATTCCGGACGGTGCGACGCCTGGCCGAATCATCACGGAAGATCGTCCTGGAGAGCGCACGCACTGGGGTTTGATCGCGCAGGAAGTGAAGGCCTCGGCGGACAAGGCCGGCGTTGACTTCGCCGGGTGGGTGCTGACGGACAAACGCGATCCCGACAGCCAGCAGGCGATCCGATACGACCAGTTGATTTGCCCCCTGATCAAGGCCGTGCAGGAACTATCGGCAGAAGTCGCCTCGCTCAAGGCGGCATCGGCGACTCAACCATCCGGCAGCTAATCACGCGCAGCAACCCAAGGGGAAATGCATGGAACGAAACGCAGAAGGTTGGCTCGCGCTGGCAAAGCAAGTTATTTCGTGGCTGCTTGTCGCGCTGGGAAGCCTGACGGCGGCGAAGGTCGCAATGTATCTCGCGATCTTTTTCACGGCATCACAGCTGTACTGGGGCTGGCGCCGATATTTCCGGGAGACGAGCAATGAGCAGCTTTGATTACGCCTTCGACGCACTCATCGGCAACGAGGGTGGCTATGTGAATGACCCTCGCGACCCGGGCGGCGAAACGATGTGGGGCGTGACCGCGCGCGTCGCGCGTGCTCATGGCTGGACGGGTGGGATGAAGGACCTGCCGCGCGACACCGCGAAATCGATCGCGAAGACAGTGTATTGGGATCCGTTGCGCCTCGACGAGCTCGATGCTCACGTCGCATTTCAGATGCTCGATGCCAACTACAACGGCGGCGACACAGTGCGCTGGGCGCAGAAGGCAAGCGGCGCGGTCGTGGACGGGAAAATTGGCGAGAAGACGATCGCGGCGATCAACGCCGTGAGCCCTCCCGTTTTCATCCTTCGCTTTCTGTCCTACCGACTGAAGTACCTCAACTCTCTGAAGACCTGGGCATCGTTCAGCCGCGGCTGGTCGAACAGGATCGCGGACAACATGCTTAAAGGGGCGAGCTGACATGGACCTGAAGATGCTGGGAACCGAGATAGCAAAGTTGGGCCTACCGTTACTCGGCGCCGCCCTGCCGATCCCGGGCGGCGCGGCACTCGGCGCGGCTCTTGCGTCGACCATTGGCGCATCGTCCGCGCAGCCAGAAGACATCCTCGCAACGCTGACGGGCAACGCACAGGCGCTCGCGCAGGCAAAGCAGTTCGAGCTGACGCACACAGAGACGATGCTGAGGCTCACTCTCGATGCCCAGACCGCGCAATTTCAGGCGGAGGTAAGCGACCGGCAGGATGCGCGAGCCAAGCTCGCGTCTAACGGCGCACTTTGGTGGATTGCCGCGTTGGTGCTGGTGACGTTCGCCGTGATCATGTCGGCTGTGCTCGCCGGTTCGTGGCAGCTCCTCGAAGGAGGTATCACGATCAAAGATGTCTCCGTCGTCGCGGCCATTTCCGGCCTCGTCGGCTCAATCGTGGGCTATGTCGCGGCAAACGCGCAGACGGTCATCAACTTCCTATTCGGCGGATCGATGGGGAACGAGAAGAACGCAGGCGCGCTTGCTCAGAGCGTTCAGACGGCGACGCAGGCACTCGCGGTCGGTAACAACACGCCGTGGAGTCCTGCTTCACATGCCGTCGCACAGGCCGTTCCGTCATCGCCGTTGCCAATCGATGATGGATCATTCCGGGCGATGCCGGGCGCGCAAGGTGACATCTATCGAGGATCTTAGGTGCCAATGTTAGGGCGCGTCAGTGAGCCGCAATTCATAGCGGCTAAAGACGCGCAGGAACACAGTCTCGTCGAGCGGATCCTCGAACGTTGCTTCGTGCATGTTCGCGACAGGGCCGAAGCGAAGCACCTCTAGCGGGCCGCCGACGTGGATCGGTTCCATCGTTGGGGTGAGTCCACCGGACGGCGGATCGAACACGACGACCTGCATCCGAATATTCTTCGTTCGCGCGGCGAGCATCCGGTGAAGTTCGAGAACGTTCGTGTACCCATACTTATCCTGCGGCACTGTCATCACGAAGAGCTTCGGCGCCGACGAGGCGAGCAGCCGGCGGAAACGCTCGACCGCGCGCGTCAGATACGACAAGCCTTCCGGTTGAGTCGGGTCGTAATGATTGAACATGCGATCGACATACATTTCCGCCTTGTAGAACCGGTGCTGGCAGCGACGGTGTCCGTCGACCGTGATCGCTTCATAGTGCTGTGGATCGAGCAGCGTCCGGAAGTCGTCTTCGATCATATGCTGCGCGGCGACCGGGCCGCTGAAGATCCAGTCGAAGGGCAGTGAGTACCGTTTCAGGCCGTGCCGCTTGAACGTCATCGACGGCAGGCAGTTCCAACCAAGGCTTACGACGTGTTCGATTACCGGACGCTCCTTGCCGCGCGGCGTCAGTCCGATCCGGCCGACCAGGGTGCGCGCGTTGTATTTCAGCGCCTCGTCGCTTGCCATTAGTCCGGCGAGGAATGCGGACTTGTCCTGCTCGCTCCGTTGGCGCGCAAGACGTTCACCATACTGTTCCAGCATGGCTGGTTCTGGGTCGCGCCCAAGGATTACTCGGTAGCCTGCTTTTACCAGCGCGCGGGCCTCGTCGTGCCGCTCTTCATTCGAAAACATGGTCTCTCTGTTCTGGTGGTTTTTGTGTTCTTGGCATTATTGGCTCGTCAGGAGCCACTTTTCCAGAACATGGCTTGAAAGAACCCGGTGACGGCGTCGAGCGAATTCGGCGCAAAGATCGCGACGGCGACAACAGCGGCGATTACAACGAGCCCGACTATGAGATTGGTGTGCCGGCGCTTGACCGCTTCGATCGTAGCTGCGACTGGTCGCGTTGCGCTCGTCTCTGCGTCGAGAACGTCAACCTTCGAGTCAACATTACGAACCGCGGGGCCGCCGCCGTAATTGCGAACCCTTCCGACTGTCCCGCTCGAGCGAATGTTCTCGACCGCAGCTGACGGATGTTTTGATTTTTTCGCCAT